CAAAGACAACCGCTACAAGCCTACGTTGTTTCAGGTGCAGTAACCAACGCTCAACAAATGCAAAGGAATATCGTAGAAGATGCAAGTTTGTAACAAAATAATATAAAAATAGTTATACAAATATGAAAACATACCAAGCAACATATAACCCAAAACTAAACGGTGGCGTTTACGCAATTTCATTAGTTGAAAGTCCAGCGATGGAGGGTTTATTTATTGCGCTTTCAAAACAAGAAGAAATCCAATTAAAAGAAGTTGAACAACGTATTTTGATGGGTTTAGTTTTAGAGCCTAACAAGCCAATTTATAGAAATCAAAACGGGGAAGAGTTTAACATAGTTTTTAATGAAGAAACTATAAAAGAACTTTCACATGGTTTTTTTAAAGCGGGTAGTCAATCTAATTCAACGATTGAACACGAGGCAAAGAATAAAATCGAGGGTGTTACGTTTGTTGAAAGTTGGATTGTTGAAAATCCTGAGATTGATAAAAGTACAAACTTCGGTTTTAAATATCCTAAAGGTTCTTGGATTGCAACTATGAAAGTTGATAGCGATGAGGTTTGGAATGATTATGTAAAAACTGGAAAGGTACAAGGCTTTTCAATCGATGCAATGATTAGTTTAGAAGAAGTAAATTTTAAAAGTGAATTAAATATGAGTGAACAAGCAAAAACAAATTCTTTACTAGAAAGAATTTTACTAGCGTTCCAAACTAAAGCGGAAATCAAATTGGGTAGTATAAAAACTGCCAATGGTGAAATCACTATTGAATATGATGGAGATGCTTTAATGGTTGGACAAAGCGCATTTATTATGGCGGAAGATGGTACGAAAGTTCCCGTTCCAGTTGGTGAACATGCTTTGGAAGATGGTACGGTATTAATCGTAACTGAAGAAGGCATCGTTGCAGAGGTTAGACAAATGGAAGTTGAGGTTGAAGATGAAGTTTTAGCTCCAGCAGTTGAAGCAGCAGAAGAAGAAGGTAAGGTTACACAAGATGAAAAAATCGCAAGTGAAATCGAAAGCGCAATCAAATCTATTTTGATTAAATACGCTGAACAAGAATTAAAGATTACAGAATTGAGCGCACAAGTTATTGAACTTGGAAAAGAGCCAGTTTCAAAAGGCATTAAACAACCTTTAGTAAATGTGGATTTAGCTACAATGACAAAACAAGAAAGAATATTGTATAACCTTAGAAACAACTAAAAAATGAGTACAAGAGGAACAACGATTTTCGGAGTTGAAGAATTAGCAGCAAGAACTAATACACTTGCATTAGCTACAACTTTAACCGCAAGTGATAGTGGAAATGTATTTACACTTTCAGCAGCAACAGGAAAAGCAATAACGCTTCCAAGTGTGGCAGTTGATGGATTTAAAGCGAAGTTTGTAGTAGGAGCAGTCTTTGCAACTACCAATTTTACAATCGTAGCACCAACAGCAAAAATACAAGGCGGTGCAATAGTTAATTCAGTATTCGTACCCGCTGCAAATGAAAATACAATTTCATTCGTTGCAAGTGCTGAAACAATAGGCGATTATATTAACATCGTTTCAGACGGAACAAATTTCTATGTTGAGGGAGCAGGAGCGTTAGCGGGTTCAATCACATTTACAGCAGTTTAACAAAAAATAATAAATAAATAATAAAATGGCAACAGTAACAAATGTAAGCTCAAACTACGCAGGGAAAGAGGCGGGAGCAATAATTGGAAAGACTTTCAAAGAAGCGGACACACTTAGATTAGGTGTTGTAACTTTAGCTCCGAATGTAGGGTATGCTTTAAACTTGAGAAGAGTTCGTTATACCGATGGTACAACTGCTTATTCTTGCGGTTTTAATCCTGAAGGTACAATTACTCTAAACGAAAGAGTTTTATCTCCAGTGAAATTGAAAAATGATTTTCAAGTTTGTAAGGAAGATTTTAGAGCAACATGGTCACAAGAAACTATGGGAGCAAGTGCTTCAAATCCAAACGCACCAGCTGACATTATGGAAGCTATCCAAGTTGAAATGTTAGGACAAACTGCCGAAGATATTGACTACAAAATTTGGCAAGGTGATAGCGCAAATGCTGACGAGTGGGATGGTTTCTTGAAATTGTTTTTAGCTGATGCTGCCGTTATTGATATTGACATCGATACAGTTACAGAAGCAAACGTTGAAGCTCAATTGAAACTTGCTTTGGCAGGTATTCCAATAGCATTAAGACGCAAAGAAGTTAAGGTAAATGTATCTCCTGATGTATTTCAAGCGTATTGGTTCTTCTTAGTTTCTAAAGGGATTGCAAACGGTTTAGGTGGCGACGAAAAAACAGTACGTTTTGGTAAATATTTAATCGTTGAAAACAATGGTTTACCAGTTAATACAATTGTAATCGCTGAGCCTAAAAACTTAATTTTCGGTACAGGTTTAGAAGCTGACTTCAATCAATTATCTTTAGTTGATGAAGATGAAGTAGGTTTATTGACAGGACAAATCAGAGGTAAAATGGTTTACTCTGGTGGGGTTCAATATTACAACTCCGAAGATATTGTATGGGCTAGACCTATTGCATAATTGAAACAAGTAACAAGGGCGATTTAGTTATCGCCCTTATTTTAAAAAAATAGATATGGCTTGTGATTTAACAGCTGGGCGTTTAAGAGCGTGTAAGCAAAATATAGGAGGTTTAGGAAAACTTTACCTTTTTAATTTTTTAGAAAATCCTTTTACAGTAGCGGCAGGAGTTGCGACAGCAATTAATCCATTACTTACTGAGGTTTTTGAATATGAGATTGAGGGAGATGGTAACAACGTTTCAGAGAGTTTTGTTTCTGACAGAAATAGTGGTACTTCTTTAAATACTCAAACAATGACAATAATGTTAAAGAAAATTGACGCTACTACTTCAGCGCAATTAAATCTATTAACATACGGTTTCCCAATGGCAGTAGTAAAAGATAGAAACGGAATTTTTCACGCAATTGGTACTGATGACGGAATTGATTTTACAGTTGTTCAGGCAACAGGTGGAGCAAAAGGAGAAATGAATGGTTACACTTTAACGGGTGTATCTACAACAGGTGCTTTATCTCCTAAGTTAGATGGAGCAACCGCAACCGCATTCGAAGCATTGGTTTAGTTTTTTTGTTTTAGTTTTTAAATCCCTATTTGTAACAAAATGGGGATTTTTTTGTTATATAAATATGAATGTAGTAATCCCATCAAATACAACGCACACTTTAAAGTTAATACCTAGATTATATCCAAGTGGTGTTTTGGTATTATCTTTATTTAATGAGGCAACACAACTATCAGAAATAGTCGAAAATACATATTTAGTAACCGATGGTAATATGTTTTTAGAATTTGATTTCACATTTATTGAAAATTCAAAGTATCAAATTACAATTACTGAAGATACAGAGGTTATTTACAGAGGCAAACTAATTGCTACATCGCAAATACCACAAGATTATAAGCTAACAAATAACGTATATTATTCATAATGGCACAAGACATAAGATTAATACAATTAAATAATTACATACGCCCTAAAGTAGAAGAAAACAAATCTAAAAATTGGGTATTGAACGGGAAAAATAATTCATTTTATCATTATATGATACAGCGATATAATGGAAGTACTACTCATTCAGCAATTGTAAATTCATATATTGATATGATTTATGGTAAAGGTATTGGAGCAAGAAATTCATTTACAAATACTGCTGATTGGATACGTTTTAAAGTGATTATGAAAGATGAAGATGTTAGACGTATTGTTTCGGATTTCGTTATGTTTAATGAGTTTTCAGCACAAGTAATAAAAGCTAAAAATAAAACAGATTTAGGAGCTATAAAGCACACACCAAAAGAACGTATTGCACCATCAATCGAGAATGAAGAAGAAGAAATAGAAACTTATTTTTACTCACGTGATTGGAGCAGTAATAAATATACTCCTTTGCCTTTTGCAACTTTTGGAACTTCAAAAGATGAAATAGAAATTTACAACGGAATGCCATATAAAGCGGGTAAAACTTATTTTAGTGACCCTGATTATTTAGCGGGTATTCCATACATGGAAATGGAAGAAGAAATATCAAACTACTATATTAATCATATTAAAAACGGTTTATCATTCGGTTATATTATAAATATTCCTGACGGTAATTCTTTGAGTGAAGAAGAGAAAGATGATTTAGAATATAAGATTAAAGCTAAATTAACGGGTTCAAGTAATGCGGGTAAATTTGTTTTATCTTTTAACGGTAGGGATGCAGAAATAACTGTTACACCTTTGACCGTAAATGACGCTCACAAACAATGGGAATATTTAACAAGCGAAAGTCGCCAACAGATTATGACTTCTCACAGAGTTGTTTCGCCTATTCTTTTTGGAATTAAAGATAATACTGGTTTTGGTAATAATGCCGATGAATTAACAACAGCAAGGGAGCAATTGATAAAATATGTTATTGAGCCAAAACAACGCTTTATAATTGATGGAATAAAACAAATATTAGAGTATTACGATATTAATTTGGATTTATATTTCAAACCATTGCAAGAAGTTGCAGTTGTTACTTTATCAGACGAAAAAAAAAAGACTGATTTAGATTTGTTTATTGATTTAGGCGAAGATGAAGATTTAGATAATTACGATTTGATTGAATGCAAACCCGTTAATTATGAAGAAGAAGATAAAATACAATTAGCAAGTACAGGAAGTGCAAACCCACTTAATAAATCAAGATATGATTTGTTTGATACTATTACAAGGTATCGATATGCTGGGAGTATGTTAGGAGAAAGAGAATTTTGTAGTAAAATGGTAGGCGCAAAAAAGATATATCGAATTGAAGATATTGAAGCAATGAATGAAAAGCCAGTTAATGCGGGGTTTGGACCAGAGGGAGCAAGTACATACAACATATTTAAATATAAAGGTGGTGTAAATTGCCATCATTATTGGGAAAAATTAACATACAAACGTAAAAATGAAAGTGTAAAAGTTGATGTTAAGTCACCAATTGCAATTGACAAAAGTAATCAACAACCAGCAAAAGGATTGGCAGGAGTAGAACCTATTAATATGCCAAATAGAGGCGCATTAAATTAATATTATGGCAGAGTTTTTATTTATTACACCGCAAGAAATGGCATCGACTACCGTATTAGGTGGGAATGTTGACATTGATAAGTATATTTTTTGTATTGCAAATGTGCAATTAATGACAATAGAGCCTTTATTGGGTACTGAGTTGTATAATAAGATTGCAGATGAAGCGGAAGCGGAAACTTTAGAG